TGCTCAGGTCGGTACACAACTGTCATGGTTAGTGTGTTCTCCTTTCGAGACATGATCCGAAGATCCATTCGTCGAATGCGGACTCATACTCCTCGAGCATGAACCCAGATCGACCCTCAGCGTACTCCTCCTTACGGAACTCGGAGTTGGACTTCAGGTAGAGGTTCTTCACCCAGAAGTTCCGTCGGTTCCCATCACGATACTGTACAAAGTATCCATCAGGAATCCAACCGACAAAGGCATTCCACACAAGCACCCCAGCAGATCGCTTGAGCTGCTTCTTGCCTCCAACCGGGTACATCCGGTAGGACCAGGTCTGCTTGTCAAGGGTGGGGGTCAGAAAATGACCAGTGCGCTTGTTCCGAACCCTCCCGAGATCTGAGACCTCGTACTTCTCAAAGGGATGCTTGATCGTCACCCACTGCTCAGTAGCCAAATCGAGTCTTTCTATCCGCCTCCGACTCAGTACAAGAGCCGAAGATGTAGTCGTCGAATTCAGAGACAGTCTCATCAAAGATACGATCCTGCTCTGCATTGTACTCGTCATACCAGGCTTGCCGGTACTCGGAGTAGGACACCAGCTTGAGGTTCTCAAGGCTGCAGTTGGCCATGTCGCCATTCAAGTGGATGACATATCGCCGTGTCCCGGGCTCTCCGTTGAACGCACGCCAGATAACAATCCCACAGCGAACCATGGTCTGCTTACCTGAGTCATCGCGATACAGGGAGAACCCGGGAGCTCCATCTGAGCACTTCTGGATCCGAAGAACTCGCCCACTCGAGATATTCCGCACCCGACCGAGATCAGATGCCTCATACCTTGAGAAGGGGTGGGGTAAATTTCTCCAGCGCTCAGTCAATGTGCATGGCCTTGATGTGGTCCAGGAGGTACTCCTTGATGCCCTTCTCCACGTTCGTGACGATACGGAGCTTGGTCGTACGGCGAGCATAGTAGTACCGGCGCTTCTCAGCCGTGTCGAGAAAGACGAAGAAGAGGACACCCTTCGCAATCTCCTGCACCCTTACGAGACGCATAGGGACACCGGAGACAACAACCTCGGACACCTCGTCCGACTTGAGAGCCTTCTTGATCTCCTCGAGGTCCTTGATCTCATGAGTCGGGTCGTCGAGAGACCAGCTGTTCGAGAGAGGATTGAAGATGAACTTCTGGTTTCGGTCGAAATGGAGCCGAGTCATGAAGTCGCACTCCTGCCTCTTGAGGTAGATGAACCACTCCGCCTCTTCAGAAGCAGCCAGCTCGAGACCCATAACGTGCCAGAACCTCCCCTCGTGCAGGAAAATGACCGGGGTCATCTTCCGGAATGTTTGACTGATGTACAGCTCCTCGAAGTCGCCGACGTTGATTCGCTTAGTGCTTCCCATGTGAATTGCCACCCATTCTGTGTTAGGTCGGAACTGAATGAACTTGAAGTTGGTGATGTCTTCGATGAGCTTATGTGTATACCCAGTCCCAGAGATACTGAATAACCACGAGTGATCCAGACCCAGACCATTCTCCTTACGGAAATCCGTCACCAAAACCGGGCCCTCTTTTGACGAGAACTGAATATACATGTGGTTCCCGCAGTCAAGAACAGCTCGAGTCTGTGCCAGGAACTCCTCCCATCCCATATACCGAGGGATCTTGTAATATCCGGCTGAAGTCAGCTCCACAATATCCTCCTCAGAAATAACGGATCGTGTCAGCGGCCCACTCTACGTTCTTGAGAACCCAGTCGTAAGACTGGTGCCCCTTCTCGTTCGTTATGGCGTGCCGGGTGAACTTGGACTTCAGGTCGTCAGACATGCGGAAGGTATACCAGTGCCCCGTCTCTCGCTCAGCGGTGATCCACAGATCGGTCGAGCCGGGAACCCGCATGAACGACTTGACGTGGTACTGCCGGGACTCGTAGAAGAACGGAGTAGGCTTCCCCTCACGAGCAGTCCAGTAGTCGTAGTACTCCTTGGCGTTGTAGGTCTTCCGCTCCTCAGCAAGGAACAGAACCGACCCATTGCTCATCAGGTCGCCGTTCTTAATCCGCATCTTGGTGATGAGCCCCTCGGCATTGGTCATATACATGATCCACTGGTCATCACAAGTGGGCTTGAACTCAGTGACGAAGAGGTCCTTGTTTCGGTAGATGAACGTGGGGAGCATAACCCCATTCGTCTCCTTGAGCTTGGCAAGATACTGCATACGAAGCTCGTAAATGTCGACGGGGCCTTCGTCAACCTTGATAAGAGTGATCATTTTGCGCTCCTTTTAATGCGTCGTGGGATGTCGTACTCGTCGAGAAGGTAGTCCATGAATGCGAAGAGATCCTTCTCTATCTCATCCGCAAGCTCTCGATTCCTTACCTGAGACACGTCTACGATAAACCGATAGCTGTTGTTCGCAGTCCGCTTCTCAAGGTGAACGGAACACCGTGGCGTACGACGACGCTCCGGGTTCTTGATGTAGTCGAGCACGATCTCTCGACCAGGTTTAAGATCCGGGTTTGGATACAGAGTCTCTCGAGGTTCCTTACCCTCAGCTCGATCTCGCTTACGAGCTTCAGAGAGGGCCTTCTTCTCGAACTCCTCTGATTCCTTGACCGCCTTCAGAATATCATCAGCACTGACGATAAGTCTGCTAGCCACGTGTGTCCTTTCTATGAGTGAGGGACCCCGGGGCCCTTTTACAGACCCCGGGGGATAAAATCAGCCGCGCCGCATCTCCCTGATGAAGATCCAGATGAGCCAGAATCCTCCGGTCACCGAGACCATGAAGACATCAAACAGGAAGTTGAAGAATCCGTAGCGTCGCATCAGGCAGCCTCCTCTCCGTCCTCGTACTTGGCGTCGAGCGGGTCCTCGGCGATAGTGACATACATGGTACCCAAATATGCCTTCACGCCGGAGTTCCCGTTGACCTCCCAGACATAGGGGTTGATCGTGAGATCCACGTTCAGGATCTCGACGTAGTCCAGACTGTCGACAGTCTGCTCGGTGATGAACACCTTTCGACGAGTCAGGTTCGGGATGCAGACGATCTTCGGAGGACGAGCCCGGTAGGACACCTCCACCTTGAGATAGTGGGTGAGGGCATCCGGATCATTCCGAGACTCCCGGGACTTCAGGTTCCATCCGTCTCGCTCGAGGGCCTCAACCATGTCCTCGGGGATCTCAACACAGAAGGTGCGCTTCGTACCACCGGCGTAAGGACCAGCGGCGGAGAAGTCCTTGAAGAAGATGCGGGCGTTCTCGATCGTGAGGTTGCTCAGTCGTACCATTGTGTTCTCCTTAAATATCAGGCGCGGAAATCCGGGTGGACGTTTGAGGGATCTCCCTGTGCGATCTCGAGCACTCGGGAAATGAATCGAGTAAGATTCTTCTTCTGGCGGCACTTGAACAGGATGGTGCGGATCCCACCTGCGAAGTTGATGTCCGCATAGACAATGTTCAGCCCCTTATAGAAGCTGACCTCGGTGTCGTCAGGAAGGTCGAAGTGCATCTGGTGGCTGTACTTACCAACCCATGAGGGCTTGACGTTGCTTCGCTTGTCAATGTACTCCTCAAGCTTGACGTCTTCGAACTCGTAGGCCTCCTCGTTCAGGTCACCATTGAGGTCGAAGTAGTCAATGACACTGGGGTTCTTCTTGCTCATGCGATCCACTCGTCCTTAAGGTCGATCTTGTCGTGCATTACCTGCCTGAGGAACTCACAGGCGATCTGGTACTCACGGTTGTTGTAAATATAGATGGGCTTGATGGTGATGTCCTCGTCGTGGAGGAACACACGAATCACGATGATCCGGTGGATCGGATCATAGGTGACGATAAAGCTGTCCCCGTTCTTGAGCTGGTACTCAATGATGTCGGGGGCGTTACAGATGACGAGAATATCGTCAACGTCATTCTTCTCCCGATACTCCACTCCTCGTCGGAATGCCTCAAAGCAGTCCTTGAGCTCGATGAACTCCGTGTCGATCCGAAGATGGGTATCGTGGGCGACAATCTTTCCTGGCATGTGTGCTCCTTTCAAAAAAAGCCTATACCCCAAGTTAATGGGGTATAAACTAGAGATCAGTCTTCGATCTCGATGTGGTCTCGGGCTTCCTTGACGGCCTTGACGGTCTCGTCGAACTGCTTCTCGACTTCGCGGGCAACGATTGCACTAGCAGCGACACCAGTGCCTACCGATCCGAACCAAAGCAGAATCTTAGCGATTCCATTTGCGTTCGAGACGATAGGCTTGGTCAGCTTGCTGGCAATCATACCAGCTCCAATGGAGGAGAGTCCGGAGATGATAATCTTGGCAACGGGCAGCATGAGGATTTCCTTTCGAGTAGAGGGGTCTCATATTACCCTTAGTTTCTGACGCGGACCCCCGGGCCCTATTACAGACCCGGGGGCTTTTGTCAGCTGTCGAGTGAAAGCTGAGAGATCGTCTTCCTGCTCGAGCCAGGCATAAAGACCAGCTCGTTCAGGCCGTCATGGGTAAACATGTAAGCAGTCCAGTGTACCCAGTTGAAGCACAGAATCTTCCCATCCCGAGGACAGGCGATTCGACAGTACCCCAGGTCATCCTTGAGGATGCGGGCATTCCAATACTTATTGACTCGCCCGTCCTGAGAATATACAGTCACTGTGAAGTGCTTGGTATTGACCCCGTAGATGATCGGGTCGTCGAGAACCGGGTCTCGATCCTTCTCGATCGAGTGCTCTTTGTACGGACCCCACTGGTTCTCGTACTCAGCCATCATTATCTCCGTTCCAGATATACGGCTCAAGCTCCAAGGGTGAAGGCCTCGAAGTCGCCGAATCCTCCAACCGCAGCCTTTGCATCGTCAGCAAGACCCTCGAAGTAACTCCAGTCGACCCACTCCTTCCAGTCGTCTGCGTGGGCTTCCTTGAAGGACTCGAACTGTACCCACCTGTGACCGGTACTGCCTGATGCGGCATGGTAGTTACCATCTTTCTCGCGGAGTAGGATCCCGCCTCCACGGTTCACGGGGACGAAGGCGCCGGTCTTACCGACGAACTCCATCTCTGGCTTCTCTTCAGTGCCGTTGTTCAGATACAGAGCGGTGGTAACGCTCTTGGTCTCCGCCACGTCTCGGATATCCAGCCCTTCCTTCGAGAATAGCTCTTTGAAGACGTAGGGGTGCTGGAACTGGGCACCAGTAGCACTCCAGTGTCCATCCTCGTAGTCGACATAGACAGCCTTGTTCACGAGACACATACGATCGTAAGTAGCCTCGTGCTCGAAGGTGTATCCGTACTTCTTGCCGAACTCCATGACCTTCTCGATGATCTCGGGAGTAGCCCTCGGGATCTTGATAGAGTCGGTCTTGATATGCGCAACGTCGAAGCCCTGCTCCTGGACGAAGTGCTTCAGATCCACCATAAAAAGAGCGCCACGCTTAGCGACAATGTTGTCCACATTGCGGGGGTCCTTGAAGGCATTGGGGAACTTTGCCGCAGTGAGACCGTACACCGAGTTGATGACGATCTTGAGAGCGAAGGCCAGGGCCTCGTAGTCGACGCCTTCCTCCAAGAAGGGGGCCAGGGCTCCATCCAGAAGCTTCTTAGCCGTATCGTCATCGTGATGCTTGATCGCTACTCGGGCTTGCTTGATCTCGCTGAAACGCTTAGTGTATCGGTCTCCGAAGAGGTTGAGACACTCGATTGAAGTGGGATGCATGCTCGCAACGTCGAGAAGGGCGACGTCGACATAGATGCCTGGCTCGGCGTAGACGTACCCGCCCTCACCGATTTCTTCACCCCGGTAAACAGATTTACCGAAAGAGTACTGATAGCCAGGGAATTGCTCACTGAGATCGGTGTAAACGAATTCACTCTGAGGATTCCTGTTCTTCCCGAAGATTATGAACTGACTGTGCTTGTTTGTCGTGTCGTTAGGAGTCAGACCAGACAGTTCGGCAAGCATAAGGCGGGCCTGCCAGTCCGCATGGAGGTGATCGAATACCGCCTCGGTAGCGATAACATCATTGTCACAGTAGGCTGCAACTTCCTCCCAACGATCCTCGGGAACATTTTCGTCCCAAGGAATACCAAGCTCCTGGTGGTGTAGCCCAAGCTCGATCTCCCACTTCTTGAGAGACATCTTGGTAGCTGCGAAGTCGTACACATCGGTGTAGGACAGGTTGTACGCCTCGACGAACCCAGCAGTGACGCTGTTCTCGATGATCCGCTTACTCAAGTCATACAGCTTGGCATTGTTGAACCCCAGCGTACGGGCATAGAGAATATGGTTGTCGTACTTCCGGCAGTTGAAGCCGACAAGCCGCATCTCGCAGAGGGCCTCGATCTCCTCGGGGGTGGGGTTAATCATCCGATGCACCGTCGGATTGCCCTTCACCTTCCAGTTCACGAGGAACAGGTTCGGGAATACCTCACAGTCGAAGAAGACCAGCTCACCAGTCGGGAATCCCACGGTCTTTTCCTCGGGATCCTCGTTGGTGAACGGCATCTCCATCACAGTCTTTATTGCTGCCTCAGACTGATGTGTCGAGTTCATAGCAAACGCCAGCACCCGAGGCTTCAGGTCCTTGACATCATAGATCATCCCCTGTTCCTGAGCGTCACGGAGGATCTTAGCAATGAAGTCGATCGACGGCTTGGTCGAGGGGTGTATCTCCTTCCGAAGGTTGCGCTCAATAAGCTCCCTGACCTTCTTCTCGTTGGCCATGGTGGTCTTGTTGATCACTTTCTTCTCCTTAAACGGCAGCCCCTCCGAAATATGAGCCACCGGGATGTTGTTGCAGTGGGTGACCTTTCTCCTCAGAGAGGAATCACCTGTGAAGACCTTGATCTCAATGTCTTCGTCGTAGAGCCTCGCCAGTTCGGTAGGATCTCCGTCGTAGATGTAGTGAAGGTGAACTCCATTACCACCTTGACTGGTCTCGGCGTAGGTAGGGGGCCATTCTGAGGCGGCCTGTAGGTTTCGATTAAGGTCCTTCCTACCGTCCGTCTTGATATCAAAGTCGATGACGATGTGGTTCTCGGGGACTTTGACGTAGTGGACCTCATGAGTATCTATCTCACGAAGAGTGGTTCGAACGTTTGCCCATCGGAACTGCGGAGTCCCATGGTCTCCGGCTCTTTGGGCTGGACAGTCCGCCAGAACGTCGTCGAGAAGGGACTCGGAGTTGTCGAGGGCCAGTGAATATGGCTCCTCTGGAGAAGCCTCGAGTTCGGCAGGATCCAGTAGGTAATCCCGGAAGCCGGAATATACGCTGCGTAGTCTACCGTCATCTGTTCGTAAACGTGGATGAAATTGCTCAAAGTAGTCTTTGAGCTCCTCCCGGAAGATGTATCGGCTCTTCGGATACGGGATATTGCTCTCACTGCAGTACTCCTTATACAGCTTGTATGCCATAGCAAGACTAATATACTTCTCTTCCTTGAAGAGGAGGTAGTTTTCCTCAACATAGTTGTAGAGCACGTTAGTCCTGAGCATCATGTCCTGAGGCTTATAGGCGTCGTAGTAATGCTTACCAAGACTCCTATAAACCCCAAGACAGTGATTAGCGATCTTTCCAAGCTCGTCTCGAATCTGAGTCATCAGCGTCTGATACTCGTCAGCCCCCACTGTTTGTCCGGTGGGGGAGATATCAATCAGTCGACGGATAATACCAGACTTCGAGTCAGTGATCTTGACAGGCTTGTTGGTTCCGATAAAAAGGAGTGCGTTAATCCGTTTCGGGTAACGCTTCATACCCTTCTCGTTGATCAGGATCGTCTCGTGGGCCACCACGCTGTTAAGAAGGCCATTAGTCTCGATCCGAGAGAGGTCTCCGTCCTGATCAATGGCCACGAGCGAACTCTTACCGAGAGAGCTGGTCGCGAACTGATCTGACTTGGATCCAAGAGCTCCCGCATCGAAGACAGTTGTGTACCCTTGGAATAGAAGCTCCAGAATGTTAAGTACCGTCGACTTACCAGATCCGGGGGGACCATATAGGACGGCAAACTTCTGAATCCTCTTAGAGTCGCCAGCCACGATGGAACCGATGAGCCACTCAAGCTTTCGTCGAGCATCCTCATCATATAGAGTTCCAACGAGAGATCCCCAAGCGACCGGTTCGCCCTCTTCGAGAGAGTATGGAAGCCTTGCGGTGGCATAGTCTTCCTTTCTAGGAGTACTGTCCGCGAATATAAGCTTGGCGTTAAGCTCTTGCCCATTGTCAGGGAGCCTGGACTTCCAAGTCTGGAAGCTGGTCCATAGTCCAGTGTTGTAATTGGACATAGTTTTCACAACGGTCTCAATCTGACCTGTGTAATTCTTCTGGTGCTCGAAGAGGGACCGGTCTACAAATGTAGCGACGTCAAACTCGTCTGTAGACCAGAGCCCCTTCTCCTCATCCCAGATTGCCTGGAAGTCTCGCCCCTGAATGAGAATATCCCTCGACCGTCCGACGAGGAACTCAGGGTAGATTTCCACCTTTCCACTCTTTGTGGTACGCTCGCAGATTCGGTAGAAATCCATGAGTCTCCTTTACAAGTAATGTTCGTTTGCGTAGGCGTTCATCTGGGCCCAGAGTTCTGCCTTCCGCATATCACGTGCGCCATGAAGAGGGATCGCACGAAGAGGGAACATGGATCCGTGCCCCAGCTTCGTGTAATCCCTTGAGTTGATCCGCTCGAGAATAGACTCTACCTCTTCCTCGTGACGGGGGTTGAACAGGGCCTCATCCGTGTAGTCGTAGAGGCCGCAGTTCTTCACCATCTCCCAGAAGTACCATTCCAGAGAATATGGTGTATCATCATCCTCGAGCATCATATCCATACGCTCGGCCAAAGCGATGAACATCTCGAGCATAGAGCAAGACTGCTCGTTAAGCCATACGTAGGATACGTTGTTGTTCTCTCGAACGAACGCCCTACGTAAGTCAATGCCATCCTGTGCACGGTTGATGTCGTTCTGGATCGTCACCCGGAACGGCGTCTGGTGCATGATCTCGAGCAAGCTCAAATATGATTCCTCAGGACACTCCGCCTTGCGAGTATCCCCGGTTCGGTCAACAAGCCACTCGAAATATGAGTTATCCGGTGCTGCCTCGATCATTACTCGTCCTCGTAATACTCAACCCCGAGAACCGAGTGCTCGTACGAGTCGTCGAGAAGAGTGATCTCGAAGTCCGCGTGGCGGCTCATGCTTCGGACATAGATGATGGAATCGGAAGCAGACACACCGCTGATGATGTTGTCAAACCAGGACGTGTCCTGCATAGGAACGCCCCGGTTATCAGCGAAGACATCGTCCTCCATGTAGTACGTGAGCTCGACATGCTCCTGATGGCCCTTAGCCCGATACTCCTCTTCGGTGATCTGGTAGGCCTCGAAGTGCTGTCGATCCATCGTACGCTTGGTTACTTCCTCCTGGTCGGAATCTTCCACAGGAGTCGGAGAGTAGTCCACAGCAACGCTCGGTACCACCGGCTCAGGATCGGGTTCGCGATCCTCTGGATCAGGGCCATCTCCCACTCGCTCTTTGTGCTTCGCTTTAGCAATTTCTGCAAGCTCCTTGTTGATCTCAATTGTGGCTTCTTGGAAGTCCTGCTCGAACTTGCGAGCAAGAATGAAATATACGCCAAGGCCGCCAGTGACAGCTCCGGCTGCGAAATATGCGATCTTCTCGAACATGACACCTCAGATCTTGTCGTACATCACGCCGTCGACATTGAAGTCCAGCGCCCACTTGGTGACAGTACGACCGTTCTTGTCCTCACCCTCGAAGGTGCCCTCGAAGATGTTGAAGTCGACGAAGTCGTCTCCGTTACCCTTGACCCAACCAGCCACAGCACCAGCGGGAGTGTGGGGGAATCCGAGCATCTTGTAGACCTCGTTGAGGAAGATGTGCCCACGAGTCTGCAGAATATCATTCGCGTACTGCTGCTGGCACTTGAGGTGCAGCATAGACAGGTCCTCGTCCGCGGACCAGTTGACGTTAGTGTCATCGAAGATAACGCCATAGGGCGAGACTCCGTCGACAGCAGCAATCGCCTCGAGGGTCAGCTCGTTGTCAGCGATCTCGTCCTCGGTGTTGGAGATGAGGGCGTCGATCACAGCGTCCTTGCCGAACTTAGCCTCGACCTTCTTCTTGTAGGTCTTGAAGGCCTGGTCGACAGCGGCGTACGCTGCAGCGAGAGAGGCATTCCGCTTGAGCATGATGCCGTGACCGGTGATCAGAGAGGCGATAGAGGCGGCACCGAGAATAAGGGCGGGGGCATAAAGCTTCGCCAGCTTGGTCGTCATTCGGGTGTAGAGGATGACCTTGTCCCGAGTGGCGTCCTTGTCAGTGAGCTTGCCGTCCTCGTGGGCCTCGTGGACCTTGACGAGAAGGGCGGTCTCCTCAGCCAGAGTCTCCTCAACCTTGAGGGTTGCCTTGGAGGCGAGAACCGTGGTACCGATGAAGCCAACCGTACCAGCGGCGGTCAGAATAGTGGGGGCGTGCTTGCTGAGAACCAGTCCTGCGCGTCCAGCGAGGCGGGTGACAATTCCGAGATTCATTTGATACGTCCTGCTTTCTTGAGTCGAAGATAGATAGCGATTGCCTGGTCGTCTTCCATGCGTTCAACACGGCGACGCCATTTGTCTGAGAATGGATAGGCGGCGATAAGCTCAAGCCGCACTTGCTGAGGATTCATCGTGCATTGATGTGGTCAGGTTTCGGGAGCTGAAGCATGTAGCCTCGGCGAGATCTAATTACCGACATGTACCGGGCCGAAGTCCAGCCCCAGTTCTCGTCAGTGTATTCGGTAGTGATACCGCAGAGATCGTAGAGGTCGGCGACGGTGGCAAGACCGTACTCCTCGATGATGTCGCCAAGTCGGTCGATAACGAGATAAGCTTCATCTCGGGACTCGAGCTCGATCTCTGAGAAATCATGGTATCGACGTGAACGAGGAGAAGCGTCTCGGCGATTGCCTGGTGCTGAGCCTGGTCGAGAATATGATCCGTATGAGACACGGGACCCCCCGGACGAGCTGCGAGCTCGAGGAGAAGACTCTCCGAAGAGGAGACGTTCGATGCCCTGACTGACCAGATCCGAGAGTGTGTTCTTGATAGCAGGGATAGTAACATCGTAGAGTAGATACTCGCCGACATTGTGGATATCCTCTCCGACGAAAGCCGAGATAGCCTTCGTCCCGAAGCTAGACTTCTTCTTGGTGACGGTGGCAGTGGTAACCTGCTCAACCTTCTTGCGCTCGGGGAGCTTGCTGTTGGACGGGAGGTTCGGACGGATTGGTGCGTTAGCCAAGGTGGCCCCTTTCAAGGAGGTGGGGGCCCCAGATTTCTCCAGGGCCCCCAAATATGGATCAGAGGTTGTTGAGCTCAGTCTCCTTGAGCTTGTCGTCGAGCTCCTTGTACTTGGGATCCTGCTGAACCTGCTTCATGATCTTCTCAGGCAGGATACCGTTGTAGAACTCTCGAACCAGAGCCGGGTTGTCCATGAGCTGGTCGAAGAGCTCCTCGTACTCCGGCGAGTTGAGGAAGGACTCCTTGATCTGCTCAGACTTGACGAAGCGCTCGCCCTGACGCTCACCATACGAGGTACCGATGAGGTCGTCGAAGAACTTCATCATGGTGTACAGGTCCTCGTTGTCGATAGCGGCCTGGAGCCACTTCTCGAAGTTGGTCACATTGTCATACCGCTTGATGAAGTCGAACATCTCACGGCGAGACATGTGGAAGTAGAGCTTCTTGGTGGTGGGCTCGTCGTCGAAGATACCACGGACGCGGATGATGTGAGAGAACATTGATGGTTTCCTTTCAGTTGATCTTGAAGTAGTTTTCCTTGGGAGCGACTAGAAAGTCGACCGTAAGGACTGGCTCACCCTTTTCAGTGAGCTGAGAACCAAACTCGACAGAGAGGGAGTTCGGCTCGGACCATCCAACCAGTTCACCGGCTGCAATGGGTGGAAGCCCAAGGCCGTTGTAGAACTCGTTGAGGGAAGCGTAGCACTCAAGGTTGAGCTGCCCATTAATGTTGTTCTCGACTCGGCGGATGGATTCGATGTCGGACTTGAAATACCGCCCCGAGAAGATGTCATAGCAGAGAACGTCCCCTCCCCCGGCCACAAGAATAGTTCCGGGATGTGGTTCACCAGCTGCCGATACCGATTTCTCTGCAACGCGGGCCTTAATCTTCTCGCGGTCCTTCGGCTTAACCACGTCCGCCACCGCTTCTCGATATCGCTTAAACGCCGCTTCCGAACCTGTGTAAGCCAGTGCGAACGCCGCTCCTCGAGAGTACTGAATACGATTCGCCGCGATGATCGATACCAGAGTGCATACGCCTGCGATGGCCGGGGGAATATATACTCGATATGATACTGCGAACTTCTCCTTCCACGAGAGGTCCTCGGGTGAGCGAAGATTGGCTTCACAGTAGTCTGCGATCTTCTCAACTGCGAGCGTAGTAGACTTCGCCGTGAGTACGGCCGTAGCAACGGTCCCGACGCATGCCGAGGCCGTGAGAATAGCCGGAGCGTTAGTCTTGAAGAATTGCGTAACACCGTTCGCATTGATCACTTGTCCTCCTTCTGCTGAATCTTCGACAGTTGAGCATTAATCTCCATTCGAATAAAGGCCTCGATATCCTTGCGAGACATTGGGCCCTGCTGACGCATCACGTTCTTGACTGTGCCTTCAACAAGGAGAGCCATGTCCTTTGTGATAATGAATCCGCCAGTCTCTCCCGGAGGACCCTGAGGCCCAGGAGGTCCCTCAATGACCTTGACCTTACACCACTCCGACTTGAAGATGTAGGTGAAGACCCGGATAATGAGGGTCATGATGTTGACCCAGAGGATGATGATAGAAATCGCCCCGATAAGATACAGGGTCCACCAGATGATACTCACTTGCGCTTCCTTTCTACTTTCCTGAGTCGAGGAGTGAGTTTGTAATTCTGCGGATTGTTGACGCAATCCAGGATGTAATCTGGGGTGAACTCCCAAACGCCAGTCTCTTTAGGGTAGTGTCGGAAATCGATGGAATCTGCGGCCATTCGTCGGAGGTACTCTCGTCTGGAGTCACCTCGCTTACAAGCGCGAGATTCCCCCGTAGCCCCATCCACTCCGAGGTATAGGACGGACAGCGCATCGGCGGTGATGACTTCTGTGTGTCGTGATAGGAGTTCCATGACTCCTCCGACGGTGAGGATGACAATTCGATTAGGCCGGTCGTTCCGTCGGGCAATCTCGTCACGCGGAACTCCGTATCGCCAGTTTCGGAAGACCTCACTACAGATAAGATCTCCTCGTCCTTCCCACTCTGCAAAGGCAGAATCCTTGAGGAAGTAGTAGGAAGAAGCATCTTCTCCCATACGCTTAGGTCGGGTCGTTGCAGTGCGGACTGCATGGTACCCCTCATTCTCAACCAGCTCCTTCTGGAATGTTGACTTGCCCGAACAACTTGGACCGAGAAGTACGACTAACATATCACTCCGCCGAGATCGTGTAGAGGATGACTGTGATTGCACATAGAAGGAACCCAATCGCTGTCATGACGAGCTTGGCCATGAATGAGATAGATGTCAGCCAAACGAGCCAAGTAGCAAAGGCTACGGCTCCGAATATGATCAGGAAGATGAGGCTGATCAGGATGTAGTAGATCGGTGGTTCCTCGAACATGTGTGCTCCTTTCTCGAGGAAAGCCTATACCCCAAGTAGGGGTATAGTGCTGAATTACCAGCGGTTGATCTTACGATCACGGCGCGCGATGAAACGCTGCTGAACACCAACAACGTGCTTCATCCGGGAGTTCGCACCCCTGCCAATAAAGCAGGAGGCGAGAACAATTCCGAGGATGAAAACAGCGCTCTTGATGACAGAAACGATGATGCGGGTCATGAGTGGTCCTTTCAAACGGAGGGGTTTCAATATAGGACCGGTTTTTCTCGCGGGTTAGTCGTCAGTGAGAGTGTGGAGATAAATATCCGCAAGAATAAGAATGCCACCAAATGCCGCTGTAGGAAATACCCGCTGCGAGAGAATATTACCAGCGGTAGCATCCCACACAACCCAACACAGACAAGCGGAGATGGCTAGGAATATAGCGTCAAGTAGGTACTTCATGTGTGTTCCTTACAAAAGCCTATATCCCAAGTCGGGATATAGGATGAGGTCTCAGTCGGTCTCTTCAGAGGCTTCGATCTCGTCGAGCTCATCGAGGTCGTCGTGCTCAAGCTCTTCGGGCTCGTCCGTGTCCGGAACCGAGCGGAACGCCATGAGGGTGAGAGCGGTACCGGCTGCGAATACAGCGGCGCCAGCAATCAACTTCTTGGAGTTGCGCTTGATAGCGGGCAGGACAGCGTCCTTGTTGAACTTGAACTCGACGATCTTCTCGTTGGTCTCAACGGAGTTGTCGTGGGTCTCAGTCATGAGGGTTTCCTTTCAAATAGAGGGGTCTCATATAAGGCATGGTTTTTCTCGCGGAAAGCCTATATCCCAGGTCGGGATATAGGGTGGGATCAGCGGATGTTGGCGAGAGCCTGTTCCACCATCGCATCCCACTCTTCGTCGGTCATCAGCTCAGCGCGCAGCTTTGCATTCTCATTCTCGAGCTTCCACACACGGTTCCTAAGAGTGTAGGATGTGTGCTTCTGCTCTTCGTGAGCAACAGCAAAGAAGATGCTGAGGATGGTAACGAGGATAAGGGCGATGTAGAGCATGGTCTTTCCTTTCGTAGGATCTTCAATATAGGACTAGTTTATCCTGCGAAAAAAAAAGATAAGCCTAGATCCCATGGCGGGATCTTTGGCTGGAAGGTGGTAGGATCAGAAGTTCCAGGTCTTCTTCTTGCCAACCATCTCGGCGACAATCAGCAGGGTGCCGATGACGACGAATGGGGCGATGACAAGAGCGAGGAAGGTGGTCATTGTGGTTCCTTTCTAAGGGTCTTCAATATACCATGTGTTATTTCTGCGACCAATGTGACTAGAGTGACTAGGTAAAAAAGATAAGCCTAGATCCCATGGCGGGATCTAGAACTGTGTCAGAGGTAGTAGTGGTCGTACTGCTCAGAGCTCAGTCCAGTAGCAGCAAGCTCCTCGGCGTAGTCGAGGGCGGCCTGTGCAGCAGCGGGAGAGAGGTTCATGAGAGTGTCCTTTCTATGACGGGTTTCAATATAGAGCCCGTTTTTTACGCGAAAAAAAAAAGATAAGCCAAGCCCCCCATGCATATAGCACAGGGGGCCTGACGAATCTCAGAAGGGTTTAACCTTCATGATCAAACCGAACGCCTTCGAGCTGACGACTGCAAGTCGCTCGTACTGGAGGACGGCTACGATACCGGCCAGCGAGGTAGCTGCACCGAGAATTGCGTCTTTGCTGAGCTTCTTGCTCTCGCCAAGGGCTTTGGCTTTTGCAAGAGTCTCGACATTGCGAGCAATTGTGGTGTAGTCCTCACTAGAGGGATCGTGAAGCTCGGCCTCCTTCAGAGCAGCTTCAATTGTCTGCTGAATGGGGTCAGGGTTCTTCATGGATGGGCTCCTTTCTAGGGGTTCATTATACCGCAGGTTTTTCTCGCTTAGACCTGCTTGACGTCCAGCGTCACCTTCCCGTTACGGAGCATCTCGGCGACGCCCTGGTCGAAGGTGGCGTGGATCCCCTGGTCCTCGGACACGTGAAGGGCTCCAGAGGGCTGGGTGCCCTGGTACTTGTTGGAGCTCACGCCGAGGAGCACACCCAGGAAGGTGTCGACAGCCGCGATAGTACCAGCAACCTCGGTCGGAGCCGGGAGGTGCCAGAGCGCGGCGAGGGTGACGTAGAGAGCACTGGTAGCGGGAAGGCAGACCAGCGCAACCCACTTCAGGATGTCATACGTCTTGTTGTGCATCGATTCTCCTTGCTTGAGATGCTTAGCCATTTTCTTTCTTCCTCCTAGCGGGAGGTCTTGGGGTAGGGACCACGGGGAGCCGTTTAACTTCGTCGACGATTCTCTCGGCAAGACCATTACCGCCAAATTCCAAGTAGGGATCAACGAGGTACTTCATGAAGTCCTCGTACTCGTCAAGGGTGAGGAACCCTCGGTGGATATAGGTCTTTCCGACATAGACGATACGGTCGTGTGCCATCCCCAGGAGCAGACGGGTGTTTGCCGAACTCTTCTCTCGCCGCTTCTGAAGGTATGCCCAGAACCCAGTTGAGCCGAATATACCTAGGAATACGGCGACAGTGAGATCCAAGAATGGACTGAAACCGAAGTGCGTCATTTTAACCGATCAAGAAATACGGGCGAATACCGAATCCATAATTAATAGGGGCGGTTGAGACCTCACCGTTGGACTTGAGATATACAGCGGTACTCTGGTGGGAACGATCACGGAGCCAGTACTCATAACCCGGGAAGATCATGGTGTGATTCTTCTCGAACGCCGAGAGCTGACCAAGGTTGAGAGCGTTGCCCTCAGGACCGGCGCCCATCAGTCGACGACCGAACACCATGGTCTCGTCAAGGAGCATGGCGTATGAGCTGTACCAGGTGTACGAGATAACCGTTCCTTCAGTGCGGATACCCTGAGAGACTCGAGTCCAGCCCTTCATTAGGTTGTCTCCGAATACAGACCGGGCCATTCGCTCAGCCTGAGCAAGCCCAGACTTATTGATCGTGTGATCCAGATAAGAGCCCGTGAATGGGTTGGTCTCATGAAGTGGGGCACTATATAGCGCCTTGTCGGGTACAACTACCACGTGGTGCTGCTGGATAGGCGTACCACCGACACCGTAGAAGTAGTTGAACGCTGCAATACGCCAGTTGACACCAGCATACGTCCAGTAATCACCAAGGTACATACCGCTGAACGTACCATTACGAATGCTCGCCATGTACTGTGAGACACTCGTCCCGAGAGACGCACCTCGGTACACGGAGTTGTGCATACCGAAGTGACTAATGTTGACCATGTTGTAGAACGTCGATGACGTCTCCAACTTGGACGAGACATTAGTAACACTGGACTCGATCTGTCCGGCCCGGTTCTCAAGCTGGGAGATCTTGGTGTTCTGGGAGTTATCGCTAGCCTTGAGGTTTGCCACGTCTGTCGAGGTGTTCCCACCAGCATTCTGAAGAGCGTCTCGAACGGTCTGGAACCAGTTGTCGAACTCACCCTGGAGCTTGGCCTGGAGCGAGTTGAGGTTAATCGTGCTTACCGGTCCACTCACATACGGAGTAAGGCTTGATCCCACGAAGTTCGTGATCGACTCAGCACCGATGGCTCGGGCGTTCTTTACGACTCGAATGTTCGCAAGGATCATGTACTTCTTCTCCCCGTCGCTCGGGATGAGCGGGGGGTTCGGAGTAGCTGAGGCGGTACCCTTGATGATCTCAAGCTTGGCGCCTCGGACTGCCTTGGAGATATCGACCGACAGAACAACCGAGTCAATACGGTCTAGAGTAGCGTTTGCCGCCTGAACAGCAAGCGTCTCGTCACCGGTGTTCTCGACCCAGCGACGGTTCAGCCATGCCTTTCCGGATCCGACGAAGATATTCATGGTGTTCGCAACTGGGCGAACAAAGAACTTATCTCCTACATTCGGGAACACTCCGTCAGAGATGATTCCATCAAACAGAGACCCGAACTGGTCTGCGTCATATACCCGGTCACCATTCACAGAGTTGTAGAAGCCACTATTAATGGGCATAGGTTAACCCCTTTCTCGAGGCTCGATAATCTCGCCCGGACCCTTACGAGCGAAGTCAATACGGAAGCTGTCGCCATCCCACTTGCCTCGAGAGGTCATGGAGATGGTGGGTACCTGAGAAAAGCCGTCAGCAGACCAAGATTCTGTCATCTCGGTAAGCTGTGCCTCAATAGGTCTTGAGTTACGCCCGGTGGGGACATAGTAGAAGATATCCCCGACATCGAACCCGGTTCGGAACTGAACGTTCGAGAAGCTGTCGATCTTACCCGAGACCATCTCAACCGGCGAGTACTTGGGGAACATGGCGTCCAGAACCCAGAATGGATACCAGATCTCACTCAGAGATCGGATATGCTGCTTCTGAAGTTCAGTAAGCTTGTTCCAGTCCTCAACCTTGTAGGGCTTGTGGACCTGAGTGTTATCCCACAAGACCTCTCGTCGGTCGACTGGATTCTCAGATCGAATCGTGTGCTCTCGAGTGTGGGTCGAGCCGTCCGCAACCCACTGAAGATCCACATCGCCACTGTCCCAGATCTCGTAGATCGTACTCTTGACATCGACGATACTCTGTACAGACTCGAAATCACTGAAGTTGTCGTTCGCCTCAGACAGAGTAATAGTTTCGATTAGGTGCGGGGCCTTGAGGTAGGTATGATACCCACCCTTCTCGAGTTTGACCCGATAGAACATCGAGTAACCATTCGGCTTACATGCAGAGATCACATTCCGGAACATCTCTACCGCAGGATTGCGATCGTAGATGATCCACTTACCGTCCTGTAGCTTGTTGCCAGTATCGTTGACATATGCCAGCTGAGTGACCTGGTCATTCCGATGGAAGTGGAAGTTCGGAAGCTTACGATTAGGCTCAGCGTTGTCGCCGAAATGCCGGTGGGCAATTCTCTCGGCAAAACCCTGGGCGTCGAATCGACCCTGAGCATCAGGAATGACCCAGCTACGGTGAAGCTGAACTCGCCATTCGTACAGGCTCTCAAGAGATCGTCCGGTGTACTTGTGGAGGTACACACGGTTGTCGATCTGCTTAATATCTACCGTTTCGATGACCATGACGTACTCAGTGTCATCCCTTGTGAGGAAGTTACCAAGTCCGTACTCAGGATATGAGGATGTAGAATATACCTGAAGCTCGAACTGCCCATACTCGTAAGCGCGCTCAGTCCAGTTCAGTGAGATAAACGTACTTGGAATCTCGCGCTTATCATCGAAGTTATCTTTTTTCGTGTAGAATAAGTGCATTAGATTCCTCGATAAAGGCTTTCGTACTCGATGGATACACCAAGGTCTTCGCTACCGCCAGAATACTGAAGGGATAGAGTGTTGATACCAGGGTGCATCTTGATCCATTCGCTCCCCGGAGCCAGAACACCAGTGATGAACGAAGACCTACCACCTGCGTGGTGGACAATAGACTTCTTCCCAGGTCGAGTATCCACCACAAGTTTCTCGCCAGCGTAGAACTGTCCAGCCCTCGAGATAGACATGGTCTCGTCGAAAGTGGTGTTCGAGATAATGAGGTTCCCTACAGTCCCGTAGAAAGTGAAGGTGATGGTAACACCCGCGGGGGCATCTCCGTGGTATCGGATATCCTTACCCGTGGAGTTAGTCATGTCACCGAAGATAAGCTTGTGGTTTCCCTCGGAGAAGAATGGGAACTCGAATTGTGGAACGGTGTCGTTGAATCCGACAACCTTCTGGATCTGAGCAGATGAGGCCTTCCAATACGGGTCAAGCCCGATCAAGGATACCTGGACTTCCTGTCGCTCTGCGAAGATGTTTGGCTCGACAGATTCCACGATGAAGTCAGACTTAGCGCTGACCCAGTCGGTGATCACCTCGAGGGAGATGGTCTCTGATACTCCGAAGTACTTGTAGAGCTTCCTCCGGAGCTGCTGGATGTCCTCCCCCCAGGGGATCAGAGTCAGCACAACATTGCGTGTACCAACCCTGACCCCCTTGAGGAAGGCGCCATCGATCAAGGCGTATCGATCCATGCTGAGATCGGCCTTGACGGGTCCCAGACCGGTAATCTCCTTGATCGCGATCCCCGACGAGTAGGGGTCACGGATGTCGATAGTAAGTCGTTCCCCCGACTTAGTCGTGGACGAGATCTCTGAGATCATAGTGTCAACTTGTCCTTTGCCATTGCCAGCTGCGTGTTGGTGTTGCGGTAGATAGTAGCCGCATCCAGCGCCTCTGGCGAGTTGTTGGTCTGGTTGAACGTGATGTTTGTAACACCATTTTGACTCTTCGTGTCAGAAGTGTCAACTGCGATCGGAGCGGGAGGACGAGCGCTGTTCGCAATGCTCGCAGTGACTCCGACGGCGGGCATAAGTCCTCCGATTCCTCCAGCCTGCTTCTTAAGCTCCTCAAGATCGAGGATGGGCTTGATCTCGGGCTGGAAGGACGGGTCTTCCTCGATAAGGTCATTGACTCCATCAAGGGCCTTATCCAAAGCATTGTATGCAGCTTTACCGAGACCTGTGCTGGCCTCAGCGATGTTCTGGTGCTCGTCACGGATACCGATAGCGAGTCCCTCGCCCATATACCCACCGATCTCCTTCATAACTCGAGAAGGTGAGTGAATACCGAGCGCGTTCTTCAGCTTCGAGATACCATTCTTGGCACCCTGAACAAGCTGAGAACCGATCTTCCAAGCCTTACCGGCAAGACCACCAGTCACACCATCGATGATGGCCCAACCGATCTCGAGACCGACCTGACGGAACTGGGCCGAGTACTTGGTGATCGCATCTCGTACGCCTCGCAGGAGCTGGAGGACAGTCCAGAGACCCTTATCGATAATCTTCGGACCATTCCTAGCAATCCCGTCAAGGAAGTTGATGATGACGTTCGTAGCTGCGTCAATCACCTTACCGATGTTATCGGCAATACCGTTCAGGAAGTTCGCCAGGATCTCAGCGCCCTTAGCTCCGAACTCGTAGGCGTGGTTCGAAAGCTCAGTGAGTAGTGCCTGGATAAGAATAAACAATGCTGCAACAACACCGGGGATGTTTACATTGATCGCGTAGATAAGTGCCCCAATAAGCTGACCCATAGCCACAGCAAGCTCCGGAGCCTTGGCCCCGAGGGTGATGATGAAGTTGGCAATAGCATTTGCCAAATCGATCGCAAGCTGGGGTAGAATCGCACCAAGCTGCTTTAGACCCTCAGTAAGGACCAGGAATGCTGCGGCACCAGTGGTGGCACAGATACCCAGAACAGCAGCGAATGCTGCCATACCAATCGAGATCGGGAGCAGCGCTAGACCGATAGCCAGAAGCGCAGCGGTCAACAGCACCAATCCAACAGCAACAGTCTGAGCAACTGCCGAGGCAATAAGCAGGATTGCGAACCCACCAGCCAGAGCCACAAGACCAATGGCCAGCTCTCCCCAGCTAATGGTCGAAAGCTGCTTGAGAGCGCCTGCTAGTGCGACAAATGTCACAGAAGCAATACCAAGAGCAACCGCCCCATTCTTGAACGCACTAGCTGCTGCCATACCCGCAGCAAGAATACCTAGACCAATTGCCAGGCTGATGAGTCCCTTTGCTAGCGTGGCTACATCCATACTACCAAGCACGTATACCGCACCGACTAGTGTGGTAACCGCAACGGCCATGGCTAGCATGGCTGCCGCACCTCGAGCGTTTGACCTACCGGCAATCACTAGAGCAGCAGATAGTGCTGCAATCATCACACCGAGAGCAAGTACGCCTTGAATAAGTTTACCTGTATCCATCGTCCCAAGCATCCAGATAGCAGATACTAGGATGTTACAGGATACAGCTAGAGACAGGAGTACCAGAGCCCCCTTACCCATATATGGGTTCTTACTGACCGTAGTCATGAACCCGGCAAGTGTCGCGACCAAGAAGTCCAGAGCAATTACTCCCTGAATAGCCTTCCCGGTATCCATGGACCCAAGCATATAAATTGCTCCGGCTAGGATAACACACGCTACAGAAAGGGCCAGAAGGATACTAGCGCCTCGCTCCACGCCCTTGAGGTGGGTGGTCTTGATGAGGAACTGGCTTAATAGCTCAAGCAAGAACTTCATAGCGACCATGCCCACTACCGCGCCCTTTACGTCCATCCCCGATAGGATTCGAACGGCGGTGGCCATGAGAATCATAGCGGCACCAAGAGCAATAAGCATTGTCACAATGAGAAGGGTGCTCTTCTTGAAGGCGATCAGCTTGGTCAGCGTCTGCATCATATCTTCAATCAGGCTGAACAAGTATTTCATTGCCGCGAGAGTGATGAAAAGTTTCGGCGCAGGGACCAGAGACATCAGGATCAGCGCACCAGCAAGAACACCGAGGGCAATAGCAATCGTCAGGAGAGCCTTAGCCTTGACCTTCTGCTCGAATGCCTCAAGGACTCCTCCGAGTTTGTCAAAGACATTACCAAGCTTATCAGCAACGTTCCCGATCTTGTCGAAGTTCTCCTTGAAGGAATTGATCCATCGAGTGAAAGCAATAAGCACTCCACCACCGATAGCTCCAACAAGAATCTTCCCCATGTCATAAGACTTGAGGTTGTCGTTTGCGTTACCGAGGGCTTCGCCGACAGCACCGAATGCATTCTTAACTGCATCCTTGACCTTAGGAGCGAACGTCTCGGTGACGAAGTCCTTGAACTCCTGAAACTTCTGCTTGATGGTGTCGAACAACTCAGGAAGGTGGACGGCTCGAGCGACCTGCTTGATGTCCTCGAACCACTTCTTGAGGAAGTTCTCCTTGGCTGCCTGGCCGGTTTCCTTAGCCGCCTGAGCAGCTGCCGAGCCTACTCCAGATACAGCACTAGCCGCCTCTTTAGCCTTCTCCTTTACCTCGGAGTGTCCGTTGACCCATTCCTGGAAAGCGAGCGCGACCTCCTTGATCTTTCCGCCAATATCGGAGAAAGACTTACCAAGGTGGTCCCAAACACTACTATTTTGAACGACGTTCCACGCTTCAACAATCGCATCCTTGAGTTCAATGAGCTTTTCCTTCAGCCACTGAACTTTCTCGGAAATCTTGAGCTTTTGGCCGAGCTCGTCGAATTTCGCACCAAGTGAAGCGATGATCGCCTCTGACGAGGTCATCCCATTGAAGTCGAAGCCCTTGAAATAATCAGAGAGGGCTGACTTTCCAGAGAGAAGCTTGGCCTTGAGCTTATCGCCGACGCTCTGACCAAACTCATGGAGCTTAGTCTTGGCGGTGTCGATTCCACTCTTGATCGAGTCCATTGCTGCCGTGAATTCTCGACCAATGACCGAGTTCTTTAGCGCGTCTTTGATGAGTCCGAACTTAGACGCGAGACCCTTAAGACTATTCCCAAGGTTAGTAACCTTAGATCCGAAGTCCAACCAGATGATGAAGTTGTGAATTCCGTCAACAACCCACTTGATAGCCTTGCCGACCAGATCAATCGGTGGTAGAAGTAGCTTTAGTAACTTCCCACCAATATCCAGCTTAGTGAACCACTGGTCAAACCAGTAGATTGCCTTGCCGAGGACCTTTGTGATCTGGAATACTCCAGAGTTGATCCCGGTAAATGCCGGGAACAGGGCCTGGATAATATGAGAAGCAACTGTGAAGACAACCTGCGCTACCTCGCCGAGAATTGTAGCAAAGATATGGAAGATCGAGAACAGCCCGGTAAAGGTCCACTCGAGTTTCTCGGCGAAGTTGTTAGTGATTGTTAACTTCTCTGTGAAGTCTGCGAAGGCCTTGACTATCTTATATAGTCCTTCCGGAGAAGCATTCATGAATACTCTTCGGAAAGCGGTCCCAACCTGTCCCAGTACTTTGACTACCGCCCAGAAGATGTTGAGGAGTGATCGAAGGATCTCCTCTCGACCACCGAGAGCCACAAACCCCTTTAGGAAGTCGTTCCTTGCCTGAGACATGGAGTTGATGACACCACCGACCCAGTTACCAACTGCAGTAAACAACTGCTGAGCCTGGTTGAAGTCACCGATAAGGATTCGCCATGTCTCAGCCCATCCAGAGCCGAGGGCTTCCTGCCAGGTACCGATCATCTGTGAGAAAGTTCGGATCTGAGTAGCAGAATCGCTAGCGCTCTGTGCAAGCTGCTTTAGTTTTGCAGCCTGTTCCTCCGAGTATCCCATCTCCATGATCTGGGCCTCAGAAAGATCGTTAGTCATGACCTTCAGAGTCTGAAGCATGACTTCAGAAGTGAGCCATCCTGACTGAAGAGACTGCCGGAAGCTTCCATACTTAGCGATCGCTGCATCAGCACCAGTCTCCATAATTCGAGAAGTCTCGATCAGGGCGTCCTGGAACTGCTTACCACCGATACCGGCGTGCTCCAGAGACATCCAGTCCTGGAGCTGAACCTTTCCTGCACTCATCGCCTGAGCGAGCTGGTACGTGGCACCCGCAGCCTGAGTAGCGTTAGCCCCAGACAGTGCCGCCATGTTCGAGAAACCCTTAACCGCATTGGTTGCGTCCTCAAGGCCGATACCGGCAACGGTGAACGTACCAATCGAGTTGGTCATCTCGGTGAAGTTGTAGATGGTCTTGTCTGCATAGCTGTTCAGTTCATCAAGTGCAGCATTGACCTGGTCCAGAGTGGTACCATTTTGACTGGTGTTGGCCAGAATGGTCTGGACGGCATTGATCTGAGTCTCATACTCTTTGAAACCGTCAATCGCAGGCTGGATGAAGCTCTGGAGCATTGACTTGCCAGCACTCAGGGCAGCGGCACCAATACCGCCAAGGGCCGTGATGCCAATTCCCTGCATGACGGACATGTTAGAGGCCGCGTCAACGGCGGATCGAGCCAAGTCACCGAGAGTGGTATTCTTAGCGATCTCACCCATCCGCTTGAGACCATTTGCAGCACCCTCCATCTTCAAGGATTCCTTGAGTCGGTCCATGCTGGATGCGGATTCCTTGATGGCGGACAGGAACTGCTTGTTGTTCATCTTGAGCGAGACTACCCGCTCGTCAATAGTTGCCACTACTTAGTGACCTCCTTCCAGGCCTTCTTCGCTATCTTGTCGAATACGGGCCTGATAGCGGGGTTGATGTAGTCTCGGCCGACGACATACCCGCCATTGCGAGTACCGTGACCATATTGCAAGATGACGGCGATGTTTACACCGTTATTAACGTGTGAGTTTGTCCAGGTGATCTTCCAGCTGTTGCCAGTTCTAGTGACTTCGTAGTTCCAGCTAGCTGCTGTCTCGCCCGACCTGGAGGGGGTCGCCGCCTTGAGAGCAGAAACCCCCTCCTTGCCGAACTGATTCATGATCAGAGCCAGGTCTAACTTCGTCATTCTGTCAAACCAATTCCTGGTGAGTTTCCAGTCTCCCTGACTCTCGATCGTAATCATGATTCTCCTAGAATCAGGCCTTCATCTTAGCGAAAGCCTCAGCGTTAGGCACAGCCCATCCGACAATGGTGACACCAGCAGCCTTGGCCGCGGCCTCAGAGGTAGCCTGCTCATCCTTGTTGGCGACAAGAACCCAGACACCCTCGGGGAATGCAGTCTTAGCGGCCTGCCAGGCACTTGCACCAGCGCTAGCCGGGAGGACACCCAGCTGAGCATCCTTAACCGACGAGACCTGCCAGTCGGCAGCACCGTCAGTGTTGTCTGAGACACGCTTAAGACCGGCGTAGTCTGCCTTCATGATCTCACGCAGCTTGTTCTCACCCCGGCCATGCAGCGCGAAGTACAGCTTACCGGTACGATTGAGCAGGATCGGGAGGATCTTACCGTTAGACGACCGGTACCACTGAGCCGAGTAGTCCAGCAGACCATTCCGGACGTTCGGGAGGACCGCGATGTTCTGCGCCTCCAGAGTATCCAGAGCCTCGATCATGCCAGCGACGTTCACGCCAGCATTACGGATCGTCTGGAGACCCGCCTGCGAGAATTCCTTACCAGGCTCGTAGTGCTGCTTGATCGCGACCGCAGAGTCATTCCCGTCTGCCGTGGACTGGATCGGAAGTGCGATCTGGTCGGGCTTGAGGGCCGCAACAGCCTTAAGCTCGTCGAGGCTGTAAGCATTGCGGTTGATGTTACCCCATCCACCCGGAAGCCAGGCCATAATGGGGAGACCCTTAGGCTTGGCGGGGGGAGCCGGAGGCTGAACCGGACCAGGTGTATGCGGAGTACCACCAGGGTTCGGAGCCGGAGGCTGCGCTGGAGCAGGAGTCTTGCTAGCCGGGACAACCGGTCCTCGAGACTGGGCCCAGCCCTCGATGGTCTTATATGCCTCAGCAATGCGGACAGCAAGGGCCGAACCGAAAGCGGTAGAACCGGCCTTGGTCGGGTGAGTGTCGTCCGACATCAGCAGAATGTCTCGAGTTCCATCACCCTGCTTACGAGCTTCATTACCGGTACCCGACAGGACGTCGGAGACCTGAACCACAGGGGCACCAGGGGTAACCGGAGTCTCGCCAGCAGCAGGAGTCCAAGCCAGAGTTACTCGGTAGGCGACACCGCCGTAGACAACAACGTCACCCTCAGCATTGTCTCGTCCGTCACGGAATGGGACAGCCTGCTTATCAGCAATACCGAGCCAGTCGACGAAGGCAACGCCATTCGCCAGACCCCCAGCTGCCTCTACACCGGCCTTCTGCGCCTTCACGTTGATGTGAGCGTCTCGAGACTGGAGTCGGCTCACGGAGGAGGGCTCTGGACCAATCATGATGATCGGGACGTTCGGCAGCTTAGCGCGAACCTTAGTCACGAACTGCTTTACGGCCTCGGTAATCTTGGTGCCGTTGGTGTCGCCGTTCTCAACAACCTTGTCACTGTTGAGCGAACCGACCGTAACAATCAGGTTCGGAATAGCGGCGCAGACTGAATCAACTCGAGAATCGACCTCGAAGCTGAGGTTTCCTTCCTTCGAGTGTGCGAACCCACTGCCATCGACAGCGCTGACCATCGGAACACACCCGAGAAGTCGAGAAGCCGCGGCAGGAAGGTTGAACCCAGGACCCATCATTGCCTCGGTGGACCAGGAGTCCCCGAAGAAGCCGACAGTCGGAACCACTCGTCCTGCCTGGAGCGGAAGAGAACCAAGGGCCGTAGCGACCCCGGCACCACCGCCAGATCCACCAGAGAGCAGCGGAAGAGGACGAGAAGCCGGACCAAAGAAGATGTCCGGAGCAATCTTACGAACCGGGGTGGCGGAAACGATGTCGATCGTCTCGCCCTGGACGAGAGAAACGTGCTTCTTAGTCACCCCATCGGGAGTCTTGATCTCAACGGTGTGAGTCCAGTTTCCACCAGGGTTAACCCCGTTACCAGGAGCGAGAATCTCGACTCGGATCGCTCCAGCGGAGTCAGAGGTGACGAGGTACTCACGCATGGAGACCTCAGTTCCATTGAGAGTCGCGGTGGCTCCGTCAACGTCCGGGGTGATTCGGACAGTAGCCTTACCATTCTCTCCGCCGGGAATAGTACCAGTAATAGTGCAGTATGGTGCTGCCATTTTGAGCCTCCTACGGCTGCTCAGCTCGGTCGAGCATTGCGTTCACCTTAGTGTTTGTCTCAGCGCCATAAACGCCATCGACCTCAGCGCCGACAGCAGCCTGAACGGCCTCGACAGTGGCGTCGTGTGCCTCCTCAGAGGCATCACCCCAGACCCCGTCCTGCTCAGTACCGACCACAGACTGCGTGAAGGCCACGCCGAAGGGGAAGGTCTTCCCGCCCCAGTTCGAAGCCGCAGCCAGAGCGTAGCAACGAGAGCGAGTGTTCGGTCCGGCAACATTGTCGGGGTTAGCCCGGACTGCACGCTGCAGAGCACGGATGTCAGTAGGGCCAGCTGGAGCAGTGTTGCTCGGAGAGTCAGTATACGCAGGCCGGATCACGTAAGCGATCGACTGATTGCGGACACGCCGCCAAACACCGTTCCCAGCAGACTGAGAGCCGTAGCTGCCAGACGAGGTGTTGCCCTCGATCGTCTGGAGCGTGCCGCCGCCAAGGTTCTTCTCGACGAAGCCCACGTGGTCCGTGCCGCCGCCATCCCAGTTGTAGATGACGACATCTCCGGGCTGGGCGTCGTAAACCGATACGAAGTAAGCGTCAGGGTGCTGGCGGACCTTGTTGACGGTGTAGTCAGTGTTAAAGGAGAATCCTCCAATAGCGTCAATCTGCCCGCACTCGTCCAGACACATGCTGACGAAGAGCATGCACCACCAAACAGAGTCGGACGGTCCAGCAAGCCACTGCTGACCAGTTCGAGCTGCCCAGTATCGGCCAGCTTCGGATCCGGGCTGAGGGTCGTCTGGTGCATAGTAACCAATCCTCGCTGCGGCCCGAGCGAGTACGTTGTCTGCAACGCTCACTTCATCACCTCAGTAGTCTGGGACACGTGAATGTCCTTGTCTTCCATGGGATCAGTCCCGATGTGGGCCTGCGGAGCAAGCGCCTCCTCGGGAATGTCTTCGTGACTGATCATTGTTATCCCTTCGAACCAAGCTTAGCTCGCCTGGCTCTGTTGAGTTCCCGGTTCCGTTCCATAATCTCGGATTGGGACATCTTCTTATCGGGCTGGTTCTTTTGGTTGCATACCCGAATGAGTGTGAGTAATCGGTTGATGTGCCATGTCTCACACTCGAAGGGGATCTGGCAAGCAATCATCCAGTAGTAGATTAGTTCGGAGGATGTGTACTCACCAGATCCAGACTCTCCACCCGTATCTCGGATGGTGGTTGCGGTCATCGTATCGGCCATGTAGGCACTGATACGCTCAACCTCGGATGGGGGGATCCTATCCAGGAGCGACGGGTCGTATTCTTCATCAGTGACCATACACTTGATGTAGAGGGCCATCTCCTCAGCGGTGACTTTGTCGTTACCAATGAGGTGCTTATGGGTAATCGACTCCCATTTTGACAGCGCGACCAGGTTGTGCTCCAGGTGCAGGATTCCGCCAGGCATGGAGACAAAGGTGCCTGTCTCCTCGTCGAACCCGTCGAGATCCGGGATAGAAACTATAAGCATTGCAGGCACCGAGGGCCCAGGAGTCTAGGTCTCTGAGCCCCCGGTGTGGTATATCAGCCTGCGAAGTGAGTCTTGATCTCGTCCGGCAGGAGGAGCTTGGGCTCGAGAGCCCCGCCTCCGCCCTGAGCGTCGGAACCGAACAGCTTGCCCTCTAGGGTCTTCAGCTTACCGGCGTCGACGTCGAGAGACGAGATGGTCAGCAGCGAGGTGGGCTTGGCGCCAGACACGTTGACCGGCGTGGTGGACAGCTCCCAAGAGAAGGAAATCGCCTCAGGAGAGTCATTGACTGTCTTGTAACCCTTCTCGGAAGGAGAGGCCTTGCAGCCGTACAGGACATGGAGCTTGTAGCCCTTATCCTGACCAGCCACGTCGTCACCGATCTTGGTGCGGTAGACGAGACCGAAGGCGAGTCGGTCCTGCTGACCGATCTTGACACCCTTCGTCAGCGTGGCGGAACCGTCACACTGCTCGAACTCATCGGGATAGGTGTAGGCCTCGATAGTAGCCTTCAGCTTCTCAGCCGAGAGCATCGAGAGGTACAGAATGTTATCGGCGTAGAGGTCAGTAGCCTCCGCACCTTCGGGCTTCTCTGAGATGGCAGTGATACCATTCCAAGCAACGCCCTTGCCGTAGGTCTTCTGAGCCGGGTCGTACACATACAGTGCGCAGTGGTCGACACCAGTCTCAATACGGCGCTCACCAGTCTTGTCCCAGACAAGTGCAGCCATGTTAACTCCTAATAGTAGACGTCGAAGATGTCGTGATAGAGGTTGTCCGCTACGAGTCTGGACTCATGGCGGCTGAACAAAAGGTCCTCGATCTTCGTTCGTGTCGGGTCCTCGGGATGCCGGGCGATCAGAGTAACCTGGAACCGGTTCGCTTTGATATACTTGAGGTTGTCCGCGTACATCGGATCACCCGGATGCCGCTCGTATACGATACACGGATACGAGAGCTTAAGCGACGGGAGTGGTTGGTAATAGACCTTGTCCGACCCGAGGATCTCTACCAGCTTCTCATGGAGAGTTAGCCGTCGGTCCATTATACACCCCCGTCAACTCGAGAACCAGACGGGGGAACTTCAGTTCCACATAGGAGATTTTCCAAAGTCCCCCCATCCAGCGTACGTACTTGAGACTCTGGATGTTATCCGTTAAGAACCCGTCAGCAATAATGCTGATTTGGTTACTGAGGTTGATACTCCCCAGAATCTCATCACTGGCACCAAAGCGACGCGCTTCACGAAACACATCGCCATAGTACTGCTTCTCGATTGGTTTGTCTTCCCAAATTCCCGGCTCGGTCTGGACCTGAGTTACAAATCCTATCTCGCCGAAGAATTTGGCCATCTATCACGCCTCCGGGACGACGTTACCAGACTCCACCTTGCGCTCGACAATCACGGCCGACTTGGGCTGGGTGAGCGCACCGGAGAGACGAGTCTCCAGCAGGTAGTGGTACTGGTTGAAACTGATGTCGAAGTCCTCAGCCGCGAAGAGCTGGCCGCCCTTGTCCGCACCAATGGTGTAATCGGACATATTGACGATGATACCCAGAGCCTCGAGCTCGCCATTCTTGGCAGAGGTGCGCTTGAGGCCCTTCATCAGCGGGACCTTGACGATCTTGGAGACGCCGATGTAGTCGGCCAGCTCAGCAATGGTGCGGAACTGACGGTGACCCATCTTGTCCTTCAGTAGAAGCATCTCGGTGACGAGTCGAGGGTCAGCAAACCAAGTCGGGTTGCCAGCGCCGTCGTAGTCGTCCAGAGCACGGACCATAGAGTCCAGGATGTCGTCAACCGACGTCTCCTTGGCCAGGACGACACGAGGAGCGTAGAGGCTGTCCTCCTTGTAGATCGGGCGGATGCAGTCCTCCTTGATCTTGTCCTTGGAGGAAACGGGGCGACCGTCGCCAATGAGGACGGCTCGACCGAGCTCCTCCTCAAGCATGATCTTCATCTCGCCACGGATCCAGGACACGACATCGAAGTCGGTGATGTCCAGGATGTCGTCACGGTCCAGACGCTGCTTCTTGTAGATGGTGGTCGGCGAGGTGGTACGCTGCAGAAGAGTGAAGACCTCGTCTTCCTTTTTGTTGCCCTTGATGTAACCGCGGGCGCGAGCCTCGTCAGCCGTGATGTCGGCGAAGCGGGTGCGGATACGGGAGAAGGGGGAGTGCTTAGCGCCACCGACGACGGAGTTAACCCAGTCGGTCTTGCGCTTGATGAACTCCGGGGTGTTCCAGAGGTCCTTAGCCTCGGGGAACAGAGTCTCAATCTGCTTGATGCCGTAGGCGTCAGCATGAGCCAGGATGGCCTCCTTCAGGGAGCCGCTGGAGCGAGCGTCCTCAAAGATGGTCTCGACCTGGGCGTGAGTCAGGACGGGGAGCTCCTCGGTGGTAGCGGAGCCCTCAAACACGTTCTTGTGAGCCATAGTATCCTCAGTTGTGTCGGAATGGGCGGTGTCCTCAACCTCTTCGGCCTCAGACTCCTCCGCCTCTTCATCTACGGAATCGACGAGCTGTCCAACGATGGCATAAACCGCCGTCTTCTGCTCCTCTGTCATCCCTTCGAAGATTTCCCCGAGCGTGGGGTCCTCCTCGTCGCCCTCAGCCTCATCAGCCTCCGGCTCCTCCTCAGCGTGCTCGACGTCGTCCGTCTCCTCCGCCTCGAAGTCCTCATCCTCGTCCTCATCGCCGTGAGAGACGAAGTCCAGCTGTGCATCCGTGTAGATGACAGCCTCAATCTCATCACCGTTGTCGCCATGCTCGATGGAGACCTGGTCGATGAGGGCACCAGGGTTGGCGCCACGGAGCACCAGGCTCACCTCGACGAGCTCACCGTGGACAACGTCATTGCCCCGAGCCCGAACATGAGTGGCATAGATACTCATCGCCTTGATGTCGCCGTTCTTGACCATCTCTCGAGCGGTCCGACCGCGATCGGTGTTGTTGAGGTGGGCGTAGGCGTAGACGCCGTCCTCACGGACCTCAAGGTCGGCATGCCCGAGGACGTTCTCAACGTCACCGTGCTTGTGCTGCCAGACCAGAGGTACAGTCTTCCCGTCGTACGCCGCGAAAGCCCCGTGTCGGATTACCTTGTTATCCGAGCACCGAACATCGTTCTTCGTGGCGTAGCCAGAGAAATCGCACTTAACTGCCATTTTGACTACTCTCCATCAGTTCGGAAATTGGTACCTCCGATGCAGGGACGTCGTCGACCGGCTCTTCGCCAGGCGGCTGTTCCTCGCCCATCGGATTGATGTTGGAGTTCACCAACTGGTTCGCCGTCTCGTCTTCGGACTGGGCCCAGCCGAACTTCGGTCGAAGCTCATTGGCAGTACCAATCTCATTGCGCTTGACGGAGTCGACCAGCTTGGACATCTCCTCCAGCGGGACGTTGAGGAACGGATCCTCGATCGCCATGATCCGCTGACGCTGCGTTCTGGCAGTCTTTGTGAGGAAAGTCCTGGTGATGGCATCCGTGATCGCCTTCAGAACTGGACGAACCGTTCGGTTCTGGTAGTTCAGCATCTGTCGAGCATCAGCCTTGCCGGTGAAGACGTCCTCAGTCATCCCGAGCTGGTTGTACAGCTGGGTGGTGAGCCACTGAATCTGGCTCATAAGGTTGTTCTCGGAAGGTCGGTTCAGCTGAGTGATTCGCTCCGCACCATCGGTGTAAGCGATGCCGTACTGTGACCCAGCGAGCTGTTCCTCAATAGCCTTTCGACGTGCCTCAGCCTGCTGCTTCTTCAGCTCGGTCTTGACGACGTATGGAAGCTGAATGATGATGTCCAGCTTACCAGATCCAGACTGCTTGTCAATTGCATCCAGAAGATGCAGCTTCTGAGTCAGTCGCTGCAGAGTCGAGTTCGGAGCATTCATTACGCTGTACAGAGGATTCTGCACAACAGCAACGAACTCCTTCTCGAGAGTCAGCTGTTCTCGCTGTCCAGTTTGGTCGTTGTAGACCTCGACTCGAACGTGGCGAGGATACCAGTTCAGAATTGTGCCGACTCGCATAGACTTGATGTCGTAGCCCTGAGTCAGATCTGGGCTGACATCTGTGTCTACTGGAACAATCGCTACAGCGCCCTCTTCGAAGAGCGTGAGTACCAAATCCTGGAAGAATCCCTGACCGGTCTGGTCGATGTTGGCGCTCAGAGACAGGCAATCATCAAGGTAGCTACGGTAGTAGCTCTTGAGGTTGCCATTATCGTCAGTCTTGACATGTCGAATAGGAACATTCGATACGTCAATAGCAATCTGGTTATAGATGCTCGTGACAATTGTCTGGTCGCCGACGACAGGTCGGTAATTCAGGTTTGGATTACCGAATGTCCACGAACCATACTCCGGTGTGAAGTTCTTCTTGTCCGGGGATTTTGAAAACGCATTCCATGCGTGAGCTAGTCGATCACTAAGACCCATTTCACCTCCTCGCTCATTCGAATGCCTCCTTGTTGATCTTGTATGCCACGAAGGCATCCATCAGAGCAGCCACTGAGTCAATCTTCTCTTCCGAGCGCTTCTTCAGTAGCTTTCGGTTTCCGTTGGTATCCTCAAGAGTGACGCAGTTACCCATGGTAAAAGACATGAGCTCCTGGTCGAAGATGAGAAGACGTTCAGAGGCCAGCTTCTTCAGCTCCCCGAGGGGTACTGATTCTGTCCGGGCTCCCTGAATGACCTTCTCAATACCGTACGGTCCGTTCTCCTGCTCCCACCGGGTTACGAACTCCTTGGCATTGTATGGGTCAAACCCAAACGCCGAGACGTCGTACTTCTGTTCGTCGATGTAGAGGTCTAGATCTTCATAGACCTCCATCATGTCCAGAACGGTACCCTCCATGACTCGGAGGCTTCCTTCTTGGATGAACTCGTCATACTTCTGGCGTAGGGCACCGGGCAACTTCATGAGCGTCAGCTCAGAGATGTATGCCAGCGTCTTTACGCCGAAAGCCTGATTCCGGAGTGGGAACAGGAAGGTGAATGCACAGAAGTCATCACCCTGGGACAAGTCGGCGCCCATAGCGCACTGCATGTTCCAGAATGTGTTCTTCCTGTGCGGGATCGTCTCCTCGTAGGTGAAGAAGTACGTGTATCCCTCCATGGGGATCCCGAACCTCTTGGCGAGGATATCGTTTCGAGCAGCTGGAGCTTGTTCCATTCGCTCGACGTCCTGCTGATACCGATCATAAGAGACGGTGATGCCGATGTTCGGCTGGGCTTTCACCCACATAGCAGGATCTGCTACTTCCTTGATGTCGTCAAGTCTATAGTAGAAGATTGAGATGTGAGGGGCGATGTATTCGCCCTTCAGTATTTTGAGCAACTCCATCTTCATGGTGTCGCCCACCGCATTGCGGATGGTTCCCTCGGACGAGACGGCCAGAATGACCGGGTCATCGATCTTCGAGGCGCCCTGTTCCAGCGCACCGACGACGTCCTCACGAATATCTCCGGATAACCACTCATCCACAGTACAAACCTTGGGTCGAAGACCCTGAAGCTTGTCGATGGACATAGGGCGAACCTCGAGGAGGGATCCGGTGAGGAAGTTCTCCACACCCTTCTTCGTAGCGACCAGCTTCTGGCGGTTAGCCCTAGCACCGGTTGTATTTTGAATGGATCCCTCAGTCAGGAACTTATACAGCGGACCTCGGGCACGGGTGATTGCGGTCCTGAATGGACCCATCACCTCTTCAGCCTGCTTCATGGTCGGAGCCGTAGCGATCTGATGCGTCGTTGTAGTGTCGATCACCATGAAGTAATTCTGGATGAGTGACATATACATAGACTTCGCTGCTCCACGAGCAACGATCAGATACTGCTTGATTGTTAGGCGCTTCTTTACCGTTTTGGTCTCGTATCGACCGCCGACTCCGTCCTCATATGGGACGAATACCTGGCGATCCTCGAAGTAATACCAGCCAAGGAGCTGTTCGGCCCAGAGCTTGAAGCTGTCGAGCAAATGGAGGTCGGCTCCGTCGGACAGTGTGAGCTCGTTCTCGCAGTAAGCGATAAAGCCCTCTACAGCCTTGTCATCGTAGTAGTATTCCGGGTTTGCGATGAGAGCATCGATGCGATTCATCTCACATGATATTTCTTCGCATACCGGAATCTCGCCTCGGACGACTGCATCTCGAAACTGCCCGTAGTATTTTGGTACTGCGGTGTTCGAGAGCATTACTTAGCTGTGCTTCCAGGGTTGCGCGGGTAACGCTTCTTCTTGGGCGAGGGCTTAGTCTGCTTATACGACTTCGGCTTCTCTATCTGCTTGGGAGCGGATGCCTTCGGGAGCTTCTTTCGATCAGGGCCGCCGGTAGACTTATATGTCACCTTCGCCTCTTCAGCGACGACTGCCGCTGCTTGAGCAGCTTCTTGTGCCTTCTCAGCAGCCTTCTTAATGTTCTCTGCCGCAGCCTTCTTGCCCGCCTTACCGCCGGTAGCGCCCTCGAATGCATTATCAAACGCAGACTTCATGAGCTTCGTACCTGCGTACGTCCCAGCCTTGGTTAGAGAGTTCTCGAGGATCGATCGAGTGACTTCACGACCTCGAACCAGGTGGCGATCGGCCTTGAGCTCCCGATAGCGTTTCTCTTGCTCCAACCGCTTAATTCGGGACTGAAGCTCGGAGTCGCTGATCTTCTTGTATCCGCGGTTTGCGAACTTCTTTCGGGCCTTTGCGTCGGCCTTTGCCTGCTTCTTTCCGGCAATTCGGGCATCGTGAGCCTGCTTAGCCTTCTGAACCTTAGCTGCCCCAGTTCGAGCAGTCTTGATGGTTGTCTTGGTGGCGTTGGCGGTGAATCGCCCGCTCTTCTGGATAGCCTTGATGGTGGCCTTCCGACCAGCGCTAGCCTTCTTGCGGATGACGCCCCATTTCTGGCCCTTTACACCGTGGTGGACGAGGTCTTCTACCTCTGCTTCCCCTCGGTCTGATAGATCAGTCGCCATGCTGCCTCCTCGATCAGCTTCTGGTAAGCCTGAACCAAGAAGGAGTTCCCCGGTGGATCGAAGAACAGCTTAACCTTCATGGCGATGTAAGACTTGATGGCCGCTTCGTCGTCGATCTGGTCGAAGACTGTCCAAGCGGTATCTTTCTCAATCGGGACGTCGCATTTTGGCCCCAATTGTGCGAGATCCATCCGTGCAGTGTTGATGTGCATGAGGATCTGGTCATCGAAGGCATTATAACCCGGCATGATGCCGATGGCCTTCTTAGTGTCTTCAAGAATGGTTCCCATTAGATCCTCCAGGGAGCTTGATCATTCGGTCGACGCTCAACAACTCGTGGTGTCAACCTCGATCGGTCTCCGAAGTGTATCGCGTTGTGGGTATTCTTGGTTGTGGTAATGAGAAACTCTGGCTCGAGGATGTCTGGATTGAATTCCTCGAGATCTTTTGGCTGAATCGGATTCATGTGGTGGATCAGCGGCATGTATCTGATGTCAAGTCCCTCGATCCCGAGGTCGCAGGCTTCATCTCGAGCCAGAACAAAGTTCCTGACCTTCTTCCACTCCGTCGAGGTGTAGAATCGTTGGTTCAGGTAACGATCGAAGCCAAACGTGGCTGTACCGACTTGCCCGGTGAGAGCCAGGTAGTCAAACCGCTCCTCAAAGGTCTCGAGGCGCGCCAGTTCAGTATACGTCCGTAACATCTCCCGCTCCAGAGTAAGTACGGAAGGCTTCGATGGCTTCTTTGGCAATCTTCTCGGCTTGCTCAGCGCTTACGAGCGCCGTCTTCTTTGCCTCGAGGAGTGCTGTTTCGTTCCTCAGCTTCTCTACCTCGAGCTGTTCTCTTGTGGAGGCGGGCTTGTGGGGGCGAG